CAAAGAATAGCTGCTGAGAGAGCAGCACAAGCTGAAGCAGCTAGACAAGCAGCAGCGGCAGCAGAGGCTCAACGTAGAGCAGAAGCAGAGGCTGCTAGAATAGCTGAAGAAGCTCGTATAGCAGCAGAGCAAGCTGAAGCAGATAGATTAGCCGCTGAAGCAGAAGCTAAAAGACAAACTGAAGTTACTGTTACTGATGAGGAAGGCGAAGTAGTAGATGTTACAGGCGTTACTCCAGAAACTCCTACAGAAGATGCTGAACTAGAACCAGAGTTTGAAGAAGTAGTTATTACTGCTGATCCTCCTGAAGTAGACGTAAAGCTACCTACTGAAGACGAATTTGAAGCAGGCGGCGGAGCAGGAGGTGGTGGTGCAGCTTCAGGCTCAGCAGGAGCAGGAGTATCTGCGGAAGGCGAAGGCACTCCAGAACAAAACCCAATATTTAGACAAGTGTATGAAGCAGTTTTAGCAGAGACAGACGCTGATGTTCGCGAAGGTATGTTAGAAGATTACATACGCATGGGTGGTATCTTTGTAGACGAACTACGAAGGAATGTACCTGCTGATGATGTTTACGGCCCAGCAACAACAGAAACAACTTCTACTGAAGAGGCTCCCGAAGCTACAGAAACAGGAGAGGAAGAAGAAGGTACTGATCCGTTATACTCCTTAGATATTTTTTCAGAAACAACGGATGATGATACTATAGGGTTGCCTACAGACACTACAGTAGATACTGGTACAACCACAACTACTACAACCACTACTACACCAACAGGAACAACTCCCGCTACTGACACTACTTCAGGAATCCCGTCTGATACTACACCTGTAGACGGCACTACAGGAACTACAGATACTGCTGGAACTACAGGCACTGCTGGCACTACAGGAGACGGTACTGGCACTGGAGATGGTACTGGTACTGGAGATGGTACTGGTACTGGAGATGGTACTGGTACTGGAGATGGTACTGGTACTGGAGATGGTACTGGTACTGGGGAAGGCACTGGAGACGGCACTGGTGACGGAGATGGTGACGGTAACGGTTCTGGAAGAGGATCAGGCAGCGGCATAGGCACAGGCGTAGGAGCTGGTAACGCCACACGCACCACAGACTCTCTCTTTGGAGACATGCTGAAGCTAGAAACACAAGTAGGTTCTACACAAAAGCTTGTACCCTTTAGTTTAGCGCCTGTGCCAGAGCTTATGCCTTACCAGTACGAACAGGCACAGCCTTTACAGCAGTTTACACAGCCACGTATGCTAACAAACGAGAGTGGCTTACAGATTAACATACCACCACGACAATTAACTCAAGAAGAAATGCTACAGCAGTGGCTAGACTCACAGAAGGTTTCCTTGTAATGACATACTTACAACTAGTAAACAGCGTATTGCGTAGGCTGAGAGAGGACGAAGTAACATCAGTTTCTCAGAACAGCTACTCTAAACTTATTGGGGAGTTTGTCAATGATGCTAAACGCTCCGTAGAAGACTCTTATGACTGGACTGCTCTGCGTACTACACTAACTGTAACCACAGACGATACAACTTTTAACTATGTGTTGACTGGCTCACAGAACAGGATGAAGCTGTTGGACGTTATTAACGACACCTCAGACTTCTTTATGCAGTACCGTCCTTCTCGCTGGATGGACAACGCTTTCTTGATTGAGACACCGCCTCTAGGCTCTCCGCAGTTCTACAGCTTCAACGGTGTTAACGCTGCTGGTGACAACGCTGTAGACATCTATCCTAAGCCTGACGGTGTGTATCAGCTACGGTTTAATGTGGTGCTGCGTACAGCAGACTTCACAGAAGACACAGAAACTCTGGCAGTACCTTCATCACCTGTTGTGCAGATTGCTACAGCACTGGGTGCTAGAGAGCGTGGAGAGACTGGCGGTACAAGTGCAGCAGAGTTGTTTGCTCTGGCTGACAGAACATTGTCTGATGCTATTGCTATTGATGCGTCACAACATCCTGAAGAAACTATCTGGTATTCTTAATGGCCAAACAATTACAGAACATTACAGTAGCTGCTCCAGGCTTTTTTGGTCTAAACACACAGGACTCACCTATTGGTGTTGATCCTTCGTTTGCTGCTGTTGCAGATAACTGTGTTATTGATCAGCTAGGCCGTATTGGTGCGCGTAAGGGCTGGGTAGAGGTTTCTACTAACGGCTCTTCTGTACTAGGTACTAGCCGTGGTATAGAGACTGTATACGAGTACATTGATAACTCTGGCGATAAAGTGATACTGTCAGCAGGTAACAATAAAATATTTACAGGAACTACCACCTTAACAGACGCTACGCCAACAGGGTACACGCCTACAGCTAATAACTGGAAAGCTGTTACTTTAAACGATCATGTCTACTTATTTCAAAGAGATCACGAGTATGTACTAGGCACAGACCATGACGGTTCGTTTGTACTGGAAGAACACTCAGCACACAGTCACGCGACAGGTGTAGCACCAGAGGCTAACGAAGTCTTAGCAGCATACGGTCGTCTCTGGGCAGCAGACATTACAGGTAACAAGCACACTGTCTACTGGTCTGACCTACTAAATGGCCATCACTGGACAGGTGGCACATCAGGCTCGTTAGACGTTACTACTGTATGGCCTACAGGCTTTGACGAGATAACGGCTCTAGCGGCTCACAATGGCTTTCTAATCATCTTTGGCAAGAAGTCTATACTGGTGTACTCAGGAGCCTCTTCTCCAGCCTCTATGACGCTTACAGACACCATAGAAGGCGTTGGCTGCATAGCTCGTGACTCAGTACAGCACACAGGCACAGACATTATCTTTTTGTCTGAGACAGGTGTACGTAGCTTTGGTAGGACTATACAGGAAAAGTCCATGCCTATGCGAGACATCAGCAAGAATGTACGCACTGACTTAATAAACTTGGTGCAGCTCCAGACTAATCCCATCAAGTCACTGTACAGCTCTGAAGAAGCGTTCTACCTGTTAACACTACCTGACAGTAACACTGTGTACTGCTTTGACATGCGTAGGCAGCTGGAGGATGGATCACACAGAGTTACTACGTGGTCTGGCATGTATCCTTTGTCGTTTGCTGTGTTGGAGGGTGGTGATATATACATAGGCATTTCTTCAGGCATTGTTAAGTACACAGGCTACATGGACGGTGCTGACAAGTACGAGATGCGCTACTTCAGTAACCCTATGGACTTTGGTAACACTTCTAATCTGAAGTTCCTAAAGAAGTTTAACTTGACTATCATTGGTGGTCAGAACACGCCTACTACACTTAATTGGGGCTATGACTACACAGCTAACTATACTAAGCAAGCCTTTACATTTGGTTCTGCTAACATTGCTGAGTATGGTATAGCTGAGTACAACACCACAGGCGAGTACACCTCTTCTATTCTCATCAACACTCCAAAGGTTAACACCAGCGGTAGTGGTGAGGTAGTAACCATTGGCTTAGAAGCAGAAGTCAACGGAGCTCCATTCTCAATTCAAAAAATCGACATACATGCTCTACTAGGGAGACTTATCTAAATGTCTAATTACACTAAGACAACTAACTTTGCTACAAAGGATTCTCTCCCTTCAGGCAATGCTGCGAAGATTGTGAGAGGTACAGAGATCGACACTGAGTTTAACAACATACAGATAGCGAGTGCTACAAAGGCTGATTCAGCTAACGCTACGCTAACTGGAACAACTACCGCTGTAACCTTAGATGTGTCAGGTACATTAACGGCTGGTACAATTACTGGAGGTTCTTACTAATGCCTTATGATGCACAAGGAAACTACGTAGCTGATACAGCTACTCCTACTATAGACCCTAGCGGAAATCTTTCTATCGTGCCTGCGGAAACAGCTAATGGCTTTTTTGGCAACATAGTTGATTTCTTAGGAAGCTCTGGTGTTAACCAAGCACTGCGCACAGGTGGTGAATACTACTTAGGCCAAGAAGCCATAGGAGACGTACAAGCACTAGGTCGTCAAGCTCAAGAAAGAGCAACAGCTTTAGCAGAGCAGGGCCGTGCAGGTGCAGAGTTTAAGCCTTACACTGTTACAAGCGGCTTGGCTGGTATAACTACAGACCCTTCTGGTGGCTTTGCTATAGAACTGTCTCCAGAGCAACAGGCTCTACAGGCGCAGCTACAGGGCCAAGCAGCGGGTTTATTTGGACAGGTAGGTCAAGACCCAGCAGCGCAACAAGCGGCTATATTCGAGCAAATAAGGGCTACACAGCGTCCTGAAGAAGAGCGTCAGCGTCTAGCATTAGAAGAGCGCATGCTGTCACAGGGTCGTCTAGGCTTAGGCTCTGCTGCTTACGGTGGTTCTTCTCCTGAGTTACTGGCGCAGGAGACTGCACGTCAGGAAGCTATGGCACGGGCTAACGTAGGCGCTAGGCAGCAAGCGCTAGCAGAGCAGCAACAAGCTCTAGCAGGCGCTACAGGACTATTGAGTTCTGGTTATCAGCCACAGAGAGAAGCTCTTAATCTTCTACAAACCAGTGCAGTACCTGCTGGCTTTGCTGACGTTGGTCGTAGAACTGGTGCTGAGCTACAGTCTCAGGTAGGTAGAGTTGGTTTAGAGACTGGCTTGAACTACGAGAACTTAGCTAACCAGCTACGCCTTGCTCAACAGCAGCAACTACTAGGCGGTCTACTGGGTCAGCAGCCTACATATGCTGAACAGCTACAGGCTAAAGAGCTAGGACTTAAATTAGGCGAAGCTGGTGGGTTGTTTGACAACTTAGGCGGCATTTACTCATCAATCTACGGGTAAGGAGCAAGAAATGGCTACAAATATAGGGCAACTATTACAGCAAGGTCTTTTAACAGGCGTAGGAAGCACACAGCAGCCTGTACAACAAGCTGTGCCTGGCTCTCCTAACTTTTATGGCGAGTTTATGGCAGCTAGAGGCAGAGGTCTACAGCAAGGTCTAGGTGGTCTAATGAGTGGTGGTGCGCCTTCTA